GCCGATGTGCGCCTGCTCAAAGGCATCCCAGACTCAGCAATTCGACTGACCACAGGCTGGCTGTGCCGCATGAGCATGGTAGGGCTGGAATTGCATGACGCAGAACAACTCAAATTGCAAAACCAACTGAGAGAAATACTGGACAGCAAGCAAAACGAAGTGGCAGAAGTAACCGACGAGTCTGCTGTAAATCGTCCCAACATCCAAGACCGCCTGCGTGAAAAAGCGTCAGAGTGCAACGGCGAACTGGACGGCATGTTTGACGAGTTTATGTTGAGCGGTGCCAAAATGACAGCGGACTTCAAGCCTGTCACAATCATGCGTGGGCTTAATGTAGCACCGCAAATGATCAGTCAAATTGCCGACAACTGGAAGCGCAAACTCACAGAGTTCGAAGCAGTGGTTGAGGGCAAGGATGCACAATTGGTAGAAGCCTACAGTTACCTTTCCAAAATACAACTTCGCAATGTCATAAAGTTTTGCGAAGCCGTTGTGAACGACTGCGGTGCTTATGTGCAGATCAAGAAAGTGGAACGCAAGCCACGCAAGGTCAAGGCAGTGCCACCCGAAAAGCGAGCAGCCAAGTTTAAGATTCTGGCAGAATTTGCAGAGCTCAAACTCAAGAGTCAGCCGGCTGCAAGCCTTGTGGACAAAAGTGAAGCCTGGTTGTATGACAGCAAAAAACGCAAGCTCATCCACCTGGTGGCGGACAGCCACACACAGTCTTTCACTGTAAAGAACAACTCAATCATTGGATTTTCAACTGTGGAAACAGTACAAAAGACACTGCGCAAGCCAGCAGAACAGCTCAAGGGCATTGTGGGTGCAGGCAAGCCGGCTGCTCGTAAAGCATTTAAGGATATCAAAGCCACAGAAACTGCATGGAATGCCCGTGGCACAGAGAACTTGATCATCATTAAGAGCTGGTAAATATAGGGACCAGGAGTCCCTATGGCAGAAACTGCATTAGATTTAATCACTTTAAAAAATTCGTTGTTTGAGTATGTGGGCCTAACTTTAGGTGATCAGATTGTTGATCTCGAGTTAGATCCAGCTCACTACGAAGCCGCGTACACAAGAACAATTGGCACTTACCGCCAACGAGCCAACAATGCCTATGAAGAAAGCTACAGCTTCATGAAGTTGGTGGACAACATGAACATCTACACACTGCCACAAGAAGTTCAAAGTGTACGACAAGTGTTTCGCAGAACGTTTGGCGCCGGCGTCACTGGACAAGGTTCAAACTTTGATCCGTTTAGCCAAGCACAAATGAATGTGTACTTGATCAATTTCAACCAAGCAGGCGGCTTGGCCACATACGATTTTTACAGTCAATATGTAGAACTAGCTGCCAGGATGTTTGGTGGGTTCTATGTTTACACCTGGAACCCTGTCACAAAGAAATTGCAATTGATGCGCAATCCAGTTGGTGGTGGCGAAACAGTGTTGTTATGGACATACAATCTAAAACCTGAAGTCAATCTCTTGAGTGACTATCAAATCAACCAATGGATCCGTGACTACATGGTAGCTGCCTGTAAAATGATCATTGGTGAAGCTCGTGAAAAATTTGGCACTATCGCCGGACCACAAGGTGGCGGCACTCTAAATGGCGCCGCACTAAAGGCCGAAGCCAAAGCCGAAATTGATTCGTTAATTTTACAATTGGTAAACTATGTTGATGGATCACAGCCCTTGACCTGGGTTATTGGTTAACACAGCATAGACAACCAGTCATAAATCTGTTATAATCATCAAATGGACTTGATGATTGATCTTGAGGGCTTGGGAACAGGCCCTGACACTACTATTCTTACCATTGCCGCTCAGGCGTTTGATCCGTTTGGCTCTGGCTATTACGAGCAATCATTCTATGCCAGAGTCACTTTGGAAAGCCAAGAAACTCGTAGCATACAGCAAGGCACCATAGAATGGTGGGCCACGCAACCTGCTGTGGTGCGTGACGAAGCATTTGCTGAAGAAGATCGAATCCCACTGGATCAAGCATTGGACGGCTTGGGCCGACTAATTTGGCACGCCAAGCGTGTGTGGGCCCAAGGCCCCACATACGACATGAACATCCTGGAACATGCCTACAAAAGCTATAACAAACCCTTGCCCTGGCAGTACTACATGGTACGAGACAGCCGCACAGTGTTCTCATTATGGCCCGATCAACCCATGCCCCCAGCCACACACCATGCGTTAGAAGACTGCCGCAGACAAATTGGCATGTTACAAAATACACTTAAATACCTCAACGTTCGGGAGTTGAAATGATCATTGGCATCTGTGGATTTATTGGGTCTGGTAAGGACACCATTGCTGACTATCTGGTAAATTTGCATCACTTTCGCAGAGAAAGTTTTGCAAGCACACTAAAAGATGCTGTGGCACAAGTGTTTGGATGGGATAGAACCATGCTGGAAGGGCGCACAAAACAAGCTCGTGAATGGCGCGAGCGTGTGGATCCATGGTGGGCAGAACGACTGGGCATGCCCACACTAACACCACGTTGGATCTTGCAATACTGGGGTACAGAAGTGTGCAGAGCCGGCTTTCATGATGACATTTGGATTGCCAGCTTGGAAAACAAACTACGACACAGCCAAGATGATGTAGTAATTTCAGACTGCCGCTTCCCCAACGAAATTCTAGCTATCAAAAACGCCGGTGGGCGTGTGATCCGTGTGGTGCGCGGCACCGAGCCCCCTTGGTATAACTCAGCTGTGAGTGTTAATCGTGGCGCTAACGGCAATTCAACCTGGGCACTAAGTCAGCGCAAGTTAGAAAAGCTAGGTATTCATGCGTCAGAAACTGCATGGGTAGGAACTGATTTTGATGCTGTGCTAGACAACAATGGCACTCTCGACGACTTGTACCAACAGGTCAAAACACTGGCAAACACCTAACGATCAACTTGTAGATCGCCTTGTGCCCAGGGCAAGTCCATGCGTTTGACTTCCTCAACACAATTCAAACAAATTGTTCTGAGATTTGTGAGCGTGGTGTTTTTCATATTGCCATCCACATGAAAAACTAACAGTTGACTGGCATATCTTGATTTAAAACCACATCGGTCGCATGTGGTTTTTTTCTTGTATCCTGCACGTTTCCACAATGCGTCTGGCAGTGGTATTTTCTTCTTGCGTCTAATGCAATGGTCGCACAGCTTTCTATACTGTGTTTTGGTTTCAGTATGGTATGCAATTGCCCTAAATCTTTGGTTGCAACTCAAGCACATTGGTCTAATCATGCTAGTATTTATAAGCAAACCTACTAAGTAGGGCTCAGCAACCACCGGTGTTTTGGGCTTCTACGATAAATATCTGTAAGTTTTAAAAGGAGCCACCATGGCACTAGTTTCACCAGGCGTACAAGTCTCTATCATCGATGAAAGCAATTACATTTCATCAGCTACTAATTCAGTACCGTATTTTTTAATTGCCACAGCGCAAAATAAAGCTTCGGGTTCGGGAGTTGGTGTAGCCGCGGGTACCACCGCAGCCAATGCTAACAAAGCATATTTAATCACCAGTCAACGTGATTTAACTGCTACATTTGGCAATCCGTTCTTCTACAAGACCACTACTGGTACTCCGATCAATGGATATGAGCTTAACGAATATGGACTGCTTGCTGCTTATTCAGCACTGGGCATTACCAATCGTGCGTATGTGCAACGTTGTGATATTGACCTAACCGAACTCACAGCTTCTTTGGTGCGCCCTACTGGTGAACCAAACAACGGCGCATACTGGTTAGATACCGCAAATACTCTGTGGGGAATTTTTGAATGGAACTCAACTACTGCTGCATTTACTAACAAAGTGCCAGGAGTAATTACTGATACCACAGACCTAACAGGTGATGTACCATCAACCAGTTATGGCAGCATTGGTGATTATGCTGTGGTTGCAACCAACACAGCCAATCCTATCTACTACAAAAATGGTGCAGCTACTAGTGCTCAAACTACTGCTAGTACACTGTACAATTTGTACAACACTTGGGTGCCAGTTGGCGGCAATGATTGGAAACTGAGTTGGCCTACCATAATTGGTCAAAATGCAGTGGTGTCTGATTTGACTGCCAGTAACACTATTGTGATCAACGGCGACACAGTAACTGTGCCTGTATCACCAAATAATGACATTGCTGGATTGAGTGCAGCCATTAACTCTGCTGCCATTATTGGTGTATACTCAGCAGTAGTTGACAACAAACTGCAATTGTTTGCAGATGCCACTGCTACCGCAGATGGATCAACTGCAAATGATGGACTTATTGTGATTTCTAGTACCGGTAGTACTGCTGGCTTGTTAACTACTTTGGGATTGACTGCCGACGAAACATACTATGCACCTACTCTACAACAAAGTCCCAACTACACAGTACCACGTTGGAGAACCACTGACACTCAACCACGTCCAACTGGATCAGTTTGGAACAAGATAACTGCTTCCAACCTTGGCACATCAATGGTAGTGAAGAAATATTCAGCTCCGTTAGGTGCTTTTGTTCAACAAACAGCACTGGTATACGCAGATGACTGGTCAGCAAATGCAGCATATGATGCATCAGGTGGTGGTAAAAATATTCCAGCTGGATCAACTTATACTCAATATAACGTGACTCCAGAAGACAGTGGTGACACACAATATCCCTACAACAACACCTATACCTTGCAGGTATTTGAACGACTAACTCTTGGCGCAACTGTTGTGACAGGTGATAATGATGCTCCAGTATTTGTAAACGGTAACACATTTACCATTCAAACATCCACTGCTAACAGCACCACATTGACTTCTCCAGTTACTGTTACCTTGGGTGGCACCACTGTTGCTGCTTTCATACAGGCTGTGAGTGCTGCCAATGTGCCCGGTGTGAGTGCATCCGTTAACAGCGATGGATATATTGTGTTTACACAAAGCATCGGCGGTGTAATTGTGTTGCAAAACACATTTGGAACACCAGTAGCAGCAGCAGGATTCACCAACGTAGTGACTGGTTGCAGAAATTCTGTAATTGATGACGAAAATCAACTGTTGCTGAGCGGATGGGTTGCATTGGATTACGTTGCAAGCTCAACAGCAATTGACCAAGATCCTGCTGATGGACGCTACTGGTATTATTCAGCTACCAATCAAGTTGACATCATGATTCAAGGTGGCACCGGTTGGGTTGGTTACAGAAATGAAACCAACGATGTGCGCGGCGACAATCTCAGTTTAACTGATCCAAATGGTCCGCAAATTAGCGCCAGTGCTCCTACCACACAAAGTGATGGCACAACTGACCTGGCTTATGGTGACTTGTGGATTGATACCAGTAATTTGGAAATCTATCCTGTGATCAATCGTTGGTCTAATGTGGATGGAGTTGACCAGTGGGTAACAATTGACAATACTGATCAAACCACAGAAAATGGTGTGTTGTTTGCAGATGCTCGTTGGAGCTCTACAGGTACAGTGAATCCTATCACCGGAGCATTGCCAACAATCAAGAGTTTGTTAACCAGTGATTACCTAGACGTTGATGCTCCTGATTATACCTTGTATCCATCAGGAATGTTGCTGTTTAACACACGTCGTTCTGGATTCAATGTTAAGTCATTCCAGACTGATTATTTCAATGCAGCTGACTTTGCATATGACACATACAGCGCCACTACTCAATATGCCATTGGCGATGCAGTGTTGTACAACACAGTGTTGTATGTGGCAATTGCTGTGCCTCCAACAGGAACAGCACCTT